CTAGACTTTACCCGCGTTGATCGAGACGATCTTGCGCGCCGTCTGCGGTGCGTTTGCGGTGAATGCGTGCGGAACACGCGCTTCGATATCGTCGATGATTCCCTCGATCGCGGCGCGGGCGCGGCTGAGATAGGCGGGATCGAAGGGCGCGTAGAGATCCGTCACGGCGTCACCGATTCGGTGGCCGAGGAACATTTCCAGCTCGGGCCGGTCGCGGCGATCGATCCTGGTATTGACCAGCGTGGCCATCGAACGGCGCAGCAGCTTCATGCCCGCCTGCCCTTCCCCCGGCAGGCCCAGCTCGTCGCGCATGGTGGTCCACGCCGACTTGACGCTGCTGGCGGAGATGATCTGTCCGCTCTCGCTTTCCAGCCACGGCACCGCCTGGCGGGCGACCGGTACGATCGGCCGGCGCTTCTTCGTCTGCTGCACGCCACGCGGCAGCAGGTTGAGCGCGCGCGCCTCCGGCGACCACATGCCCGCGTCGGGTCGCATGTCGACCAGCGGGGCATGTTCCGGCCGCACCAGCGAGACGACCGAGATGCGCAGGAAGTTGAGCAGGTTGCGCCGCTTTTCCGGGTGCTGCAGCGCGTAATCGAACATCGCGGCGAGCCCGTCCACATCGACGCGGAAGGTGGGCGTGCGGTTGACCTCGCCCGGCTTGCGGGCGCGGAAGGCGGCGGGGAACAGCGTGTCTTTCCGCCGGTGCGAGAAGTTGATCGCGGCGGCGAGGTAGAGCACGCAGTTGTTCACCGTGGCCGGAGCCCGCGGCTTTTCCTTGCCGGCCGGGGTGACCACCGGCACCTCCAGCGCCCATTCGGTGAACGCGTCGATCCAGTCGGGATCGATCGCCTCGCAATGGGTGCCGGTCTGGTCGGTGGCCTTCAGGTAGGCGTGCACCTGCGCGAGCGAGGCGGAGATTGCCGGGTAGGACGGCCTGCCCTGTCGAGCGGTATCGTAATCGAGCATGGCCTGCACCAGCAGAAAGCGGCGCTGATCCTCCCACGGGCGGTTGCAGGTGGGGCACACGGCCTCGCCCCGCTCGCGCTGGAGGTAGAGCGCGTCTAGCGCGTCTTTTGCCCGCCCCACTTCGCATGTGCCCGCGCTTCGGCTTCGCTCTCGCCGTGCGGCGGCATCGTACCAGACGATTTCGAGGTTCGTGCGACCGGTTCGCTGTACGAGTCGGTACGGTCCGCGCTGGTAGAGGGGTGCGGCTTTGGCTGTCTTGCGCGGCATTGCTGTTCCTGTTCTTCGATCGCGAACTGGCAGATCCGTGCATAAGCACCCGATGCGATGAAGATGTAAACATCGGCGGGGGAGAGATGCATGCCCTTGCCGCTCTCGATCTTGCGCGAGAGGCGGCGCTGGAGGTCGGCGGCGGTGGTCATGCGGCTCTCTTTTCGGATTGCGCCTTCTGAGAGAGCAGTTCGTCGAACCGGTCTCGAACTGACCGGCCTGAGGGATAGGCATTTGGCGCGTTGTGATGCGCGAGAATCTTTGTCCTTCCCGACGCAATAAGGTTCGCCTCGTCCAGCGACGGCAGATAGAGCGGCCACCCCTTCACGAACCGATGCCTCGCTGGCAGAGAGGCCTCAATATCACGCCTCTCTGCGCACTTTACCTTCGCTCGTTCAATATCGGCGCGCAAGCCGCTCGTAAGTAGATCTGGTCGAATATCTGCCAGCCATCGACCGGCCTGAAACGAGAACGTCGTTGAGGCCTCCATCTCGACGTAGTGTCGAAACAACCAAGGGTGAGCTTCTGCTCCTACGGCAAGATCGTTAAGCGATCCCATGATGCACATGGCGCAGCTATGGCGTGTGGCCCCCAGCCCGTAGATGGGAGAAAGAGGCACCCGATCGCGCCGATTAATTTCGAATACCTCGTCTTGGAGCATGTAGACACCCGGATGCCAAAGCATCATCTTCGTGCCATGACGGTTCCCTGGCTTGGCGAAGCGGGTATCGATTTTTGCTACTGGCGTTTTCGCGCGACCAGTGCTCTCCTCTCTTCGTATGCCGACGACGTTTATGATCGTCTTTCCACGCAGCACTCGCGCGAGGTGAGGTCCCATCACCTGTATCTTCTTCTCCGACTGGCAGAACTTCAGGCTGGGCGAAGCCCAAGGTCCACGAAGGTTGTAGAGGCGAAGGTCAACATAGGCTTCTAGCCCCAGCTTCCACCGATTCTCGAAACGATCGACCAGGTCCCCGCTCTTGGCGCGCACGACATCTAGCCGTAATCCCAGAGCTTGAGCCTGCGCTTCCACTTGCTCGGTGTTGAAGGTGTGCTCCGCCCTGCCTAGATCAGCATGGATGGCGAAGCGCTTTTCTCGCGGATGCCCCATTCTGTCGAGATACCGGATGGTTCGGGAAGCGACTGCGCCGCAGTCTTTGCCTCCGGAAAGATTGAAGATCACCCATGCCCCATCAGCGAGCGCCCGCTCGATCTCGACATCAGTGGCTATTTCACCAAATTGCCGTTCTGGTTCGAAAAGATCGGCGCAGCGACCCATCAGCGTTTCTCCCTGGCGGGCATGATGCCGTTGTAGACGGGGTCGGGGTGCGGGCAGGCGGTTTTGCCGCAGGCTGCGCAGCGTGGGACCGCGTGGAGGGGGTGCTGTTGCGCCTGGCGGGTCACGAGACGACCTCTGCGATCCAACCGACTACGGTGAACGCGCCGATGATGGCGAGCGCGAGGATGATCAAGCCGAGCACAAGTAGCTCGACAACGCAGCGCGCAATCCACGCGTCGTTTTCGAGCGGTTCTTCGCCGTAGGCCTGTGAGGGATCCTCGAGCTGGTGCTCTTCGGCGAATGTCGGGCGCCGATTCATGCCGTCCACCCGAGCGTGGCGGCGAAGGCGAGGAAGGCCATCGCGGCGATGATGCCGGCGAGCGCAGCGGCGGCGAGACGGCGGCGCGATTGCTGCCGCGTGCGGCGATCCCAGAACGGATCGGGGCTGTCGAGTGTCATGCGAAGACTCCGTTGAGGGTGAGGCCGAACACGATCCGATCGATCATGTGCAGGACCAGCAGAGTGCCGACGATGGTGCCGAGGCACGCGATCGCATCCTCGGCGCGGGCGAGCAGGCGGGTGGAGAGCGATCGCCGCCCCCAGCGCACACGCCCGCCGCGGCGGATGGTGAAGTGGAGCGCGCTCATGCGGCGATCCTTTCGGGTTGGTTGCCGTGCGTGGGCATCGGGACGACGTGGGCGGCGATGGCGAGGATCAGCAGCACCGACACGCGGCGGCAGTTGTCTTCGCTGGTATCGGCGCGGGCCTTGGCGCGGGCGATGGCGAGTGCGCGGCGCAGCTCGCCCTGCCAGGCGCTGCGGTGGATGAAATCCGCGGGCGCGTAGTGGATGGTGGCGGGCTCTCCCGCGCGCTCTGGCGGCCAAGCCAGCTTGGTATGGCCGACCAGCTGGGGCAGCTCGCAGTGGGCGCCGCAGGCGGCGGCGATGGCGAGCCAGCACGCGCGCAAAGTGTGCGCCTGCTGCGGATCGAGGCGACGGCGTTGCTCGGCCTCGTCGATCTGGGCGATGCGGCGGGTGACCTCCTGCGCGGCGATGATGGCGGTAGGGTTGGCGCGATCAGCCATAGACGTTCACCCCTGCGATGATGGTGATGACGATGGCGGCCGCGATGCCGATGATGATGTAACACCGCTTTATGCAGCCCACTTCCGGAGCCTCGCGCTCAGGTTGAATGCGAGGCGGCTGCTCTTCGTCCGCCGCTTGCTCGATTGTCGCCTGCCGGGTCGCTTCCTTCGGTTCGAAGTACCGCCCCCTTGGGCCGCAGCCGTAACTGATGATCCAGAAGCCTTCGCGCTCCGTCTCTGCGATGCGCGCCGCGCTTGTGCGTTCTTCACCTGTGACGCGGTCGCGGTAGGACTTCGCGGTGCGGTAGCAGCGCGGGCCGCGCATCGTCCGCTCGAAGTGCTTGCAGTCCTTGCAGAGGGGCACGCTCATGACGGGTTGCCGTCCGAAGCGAACATCAGTTCGAGCCGAGCGAGCGCATTCCATGCGGCATGGGCGGCATGGAGCCTTCCACTGTCCGCATCAGTCGGGCCTTCGGTCTGTTCCTTGGTCAGATGCCGCAGAAGCGCATCGCTATAGCGTGCCCGTCCATCGGGCACCGATCGCCATCCGCCCCACGTATATTTCTCTGCGCCGAAACCACTGATCTCGGCGACGGCCTCCAGAGCGCGCGGGAAATATTCGATCACCCCTCGCTGGAGAGGTGGTTTGCCTGCATCCAACTTCGCACCTGCCGCGTGCGGATCGGCCCCGGTTGGATCGCGCTCTCCCTCTTCGATGCAGGCGCCGCATATCAGCCCCATCGGGACGCCGTGTGCGCAGTCCACAGAGTATGTCGGGCGCACGCTCATGCTCCTGCCCTCCCCCCCTGCGGTTTGCGGGCGCGGCGGCGTTTGGGCTTGGCCTTCATGCTTGCGTCGAAGGCTTCGGCTTCGCTGGCGAAGATGTCGTCCAGCGGGAGGGTGGTGTTGCCGCTGGCATCGCGGTTGCGCAGTTCGAGGGGGCGCGGTTCGCGGCGGACGAAGGCGGTGACGACACCCTTTTCGTCGGGCGCGTTCACGCGGATGATGGTGACCGGATCGGCGGTGCCGAGGCAGTAGCCCCGGCTGCCGGCGTGCGGAAATTCGGTTGCGGTCGCGAGCATGATGATCTCCCTTGCAATGGCGGTGGGAGATAGCGGGGGAAATCTCCCCCCGTCAAGGGGGATTTATCCTCGTCTTGGAGATGCGCGCAATTTCGCTGATCCTATGCTTGGGAGAATGCAGCATGTCTTTCGTTCAAAGAGAGATCGACAAGGTGCGAGGATGGCCTGCTTGGCTGAAGGTCGTGGCCGCCGCGTTGTGCCTCGTCGTGGCGATCAACATGATCGCTGTCGTGGCTGGAATGGATCGCGGGGAGGCACGGCAATCGCGGTCTTCCACGTCGACGCAGACCGATTCATCAGCGGAGCCCATTCGCAACGCTGTCGAGACGTGGTCGATGCAGGTGGCAGGGCGCGTCGCCGACTGCCAGAGAGGAATTCGGGGATTCGCCCCCGCTTTCGAAGACATAGAGGCGAATGCCCAGCGCGGGTTTGAGGAAGCCACGCAATCTGCGCTGGTGTGCCGTGCGGTGACCGCAGGCATGGAGAGGGCCGACAAGCCCGACGTGTTGAGCCGAGGAGTTGTCGAGCATATGCGTCGTGTCGAAGATGACTGCGAACTGGTTACGCGCTGGTCGCAGGAAGGCGCGGAGGCGGCTGCGCGCCTGTTTGATGGAAGCTATCGACCCTCGACAATTACTGAAATCCGACGCAATTTCGAGCGTGCCAATCAGCAGTCCGACCGGTGCTTGAGTGGCATCAATGATGTACGAGAACAGGCAGGGATAGGCCGGCTAGACTAATCCAAATCATCCGAAAAGCAGCTCGGTCTGTGGCATGATCCGGTGGACGCGCTGGACCTCGCTGAGCGGCAGGCTGAAGGTCAGCGGCGGGTTGTATTGTTCCAGCACAAGCTCGCGATTGTTGCGCCTAACCAGTTTTTTGACCAGTACGCTGACAACCTCGTCGCTATCGCCGGTATTCAGCTGCACAAGCGCGTATTCCCCTGGCCCCGGCGGACGGTTGGGATCGACCAGGCCGACCTCCCCGGCATAGAAGCGCGGCTCCATCGAGGATCCGTGAAAGTAGATCGCGTAGACCCCGCGGCGGCCGGCAAGCATCGGCGGCCGGCGGATGTAGCGCACGTGAAAATCGGGATCGAAGGTTGAGCGTTCGATGCGAACCTCCTCCCCATCTTCACCGGTGACGGAAAGGTCAGCGCAGTCCCCTGTGCCCATGATGGGAATCGGCTCGCCTGCAGCGGACCCGGCGTCGAAGTCGACAGGTTCGCTTCCGATGCCGACTTCGCTGCGGAGCAATTCGGGCGAGGCATGCTTGCCGAGGAGGTATTCGGTAGTCGTTTCCAGAGCATCTGCGATGCGATCGAGGCGATCCGCTGCAGGCATCGACTTGCGGCGATCGATGTCGCGAATGGTGGTCGTCGACTTGTCGTCCGTGATCACCTTGGAAAGCCAATAGCGGGTCTTCCCCAACTTTTCGAGGCGTTCGTCGATCCGTTCGATCAGGATTTCTGCGGGTTTTGGCACGGGGGGATTATCCCCCGCGCGGCCAGAAACGACAGCGGGATTATTTCCCCTTGACGATGGTGGGCTATTTCCCCCTATAAGCGCGGTACTCAATTCGGGAGCCCCGCGTGATCGATCTCAAGACCCGCCTGTCGATGTGTGCCGATGTCTGGTGCACCGCGCATGCAGACGATGGCGGCGATCCCGCCCCTTTGTCGCGCCTTTCGAAGCGCGTGATGGATGATGGCAAGTTCTTCGAAAACCTCGGGACGATGCGGCGCGGCCCCAGCACGGACACCCTCGAAAAGTTCGCGCGCTACCTGATCGATCCGGTGAACTGGCCGGAAGGCAAGGTGGCGCAGGAAGCGGTCGAGCTGGCTCATGTCGTCGGGGTTACACCCGAAGCCGCGCCTGCGTCCGCGATAAAGGCGGGGGCGAATTCTCCCATCGGTGCCGTGACTGGGGGTGTGGCGTGAGCGAGCATCCCTTCGATCCTTCGCGCCCGCGCGATCACCGCGATGCCCGCGACATGGTGGCCATGCCGCGCGCGATGGCGTGGGCAGGTCTGCTGTGCGGTGGAGTGACAATCGTGATGATCGCCAGCGCGGCGCTATGGCTTTCGCAGCCAGTCGGCGCATCCGATGGCGATCAACAGCGCGAGCGCACCCAGGCAGCAGGCGATGGCCGGTGTCACAATATCGACCTGGTGCTGCGCAAGCGTAGCTTGGAGGAATGCGCCGAAGCCGGTGCCGAGCCCGAGCAGCGCGATCATCACGAAAACGGGCCAGGTCACGTCTCTGACGCGGGGCCACTTGGTGTCACGCCGATAGGCCACCGCGATGATCGGACCGAAAATGGCGATCATCAGCGCGAAAATGGAAAGTCCGATGTCCATGGAAAGACCTTGGCCGCGCGTGCGGTGACGTCAAGCGTTTCGGTACGCGCGCTCGCTTGCCGCGCCTGTGAAGGACGGCACGCATGAGCAGGTTCATTCCACTTCGCACGCTGGTGCTGGACGGCCCGAACCCGCTGCCGAAAGTGTCAGGCGGGTCGATCTGGGATGCGATGCAGCCCGTGCCCACCGAAGTATTCACGAACAAGGGCCCCGTGGCTCGGGAGCGTGGGGCATGAGCGGCTCGATCGGAAGCTTGCGCGTTGCGGTGTACACCGAGGGTGCGATGCGCTCCATCGCGTCACTTGCGGCGGCGATTGAAGTCGTCGACGGACTTTTTGATCGCGTCGTTGAGGCTGGATACGGCCCCCTCGTACTGGGCAACGATCTGGGCAGCCTGTTCCGGTGTGAACCGGTCGACCTTCCCGCAGCCGGGACAGGTGAACTCCATAGTCTCAGGGTCATGCCCGACGAGCGATATATCGAACTTGTGTCCGCAATCGCAGGTGGCGGGGACCCATATGTCTCCGGGTTTGTGCATGGCTGGCCTATCCTTTCAGTCGGTGGTCGCAGCCCGACTGTAACCGAAGCCGGGGGTGCAGCAAGTGCCCCCGGTGGAGGGCCCCAAACGGGTGGTGCGGCATGAGCGCGTTCGGACGGCTCAAACGCGCGGTGCGCGCGGGCATCCATGCCTGCGGCGGGATCGAGGGTGCGCAAGCGAGCGTGGGCCGCGTGGGTGTGGCGCAGGTGGGGCGGTGGAACAACCTCAACCATCCCGACCTGCCGATGGTGCACGATGCGCTGGCGCTGGATGAAATCGCGATCGCGGAAGGCAAGGTGCCGCCGATCCTCGCCGCGCTGGCGGCGGAGCTGGGGCATGTCGCGATCCGCCTGCCCGGCGCCGAGCTGGGGACCGATGCGCTGACCGGGGCGATGATCGCTGCGACCGCCGAGTTCGGCGACGTGGCCGTGCGGCTGCGCGATTCGCTGGCCGATGGCGACCTGAACCGGATCGAGCGCGATGCGGTCGCCAAGGAAATCGACGAGGCGCAGGCATCGCTTGCGCGGCTGAAAGCACTTGTGCTGGCGGCGGACGAACCCGCGACGGCGCACGGCGATCGGCCTGCGAAGGGGGACGACTGAGTCGATGCCTGCGGCCACCCCTTCCCCCCGTGCGGACACCGCCAGCTGGCGGATCGGCCCGCTGACGACCTATGCCGACCCGGCGGCGATGGCCGCGTGGCTGGAGCGTGCGGGCGCGGGGCACGAGATCGTCTATGCGACCGGCCCGCTGCTGGGCGAGCACCCGGCGGGCACGCTGGCACAGTCGTGGGAAGCGCAAGGGGCAGTCGAGCTGTTCCAGCGGCGCAGCGCGCGGGCGCATTGTTTCGATTATTGCGCGCGGCGGCGCGATGGCGCGAGCTCAGGCGCGCGCACGCGGCCTGCGGTTCGCCCTGCTGCGATTCCGGCGGCGCGCGATGGCAAGGCCAAGGGCGTGCGGGCGGAATTGTCTCGCCTGCAGCGGCACCTGCGTAGCCTGGCGGCGCAGAACCGCCCGTGCCCCAGCTTTGCCGAGATCGCCCGCCTGCTCGACCTGCCGCGCGGCAATCGCGGGCGGCGGCGAGCGCAATACCTGCTCGACCAGCTGGCGGACGAAGGCCGGGTGCGGATCGACCGCAGCGGCGCGTCGGCGCGGATTGTGATCCTGCAGCCGGGGAGTGCCCGAAAATGAGCGACCGCAGCGAAATTCCGGCGTGCGCAGTGCCCGCCCTGCCCGACGTGCCGCATGTGCCGGCGGACCTGCTGGCGTTCGAGGCGGGCGAGGCGACGGGCGAACTTTCGGGCCTGCGCGCAGAGCGGGCCGATGTGCTCGCCTACCTGATCCGCAAGCAGGCCAACGCGCTGCGCGTGGCGAAGCGCGGGCACGACGAACACGATTACGCGCACCACACCGCGCGGGCGATATCGATCCTGATCGATGACCTGCGCACCGGGATGCACGAGGGCGAGGCCATGGTGCAGCCCGAGGGGGTCGCGATCGTCGAGCCCTACCCCTTCCGCGATCACCGCACGGTCGCCGAGGCGGATGCGGATGCCGGTGCCCGGGCGACGGGTGCGATGACACAGATGGGAGAGCGTTGATGGCTGTGATGGAGGTCGCGCAGCTTGCGCGTGTACTGAAGAATGCGGCGACGGTGGTCGAGACGCGGAACACGATTCCGGTGCTGTCCAACGTCCGTCTGATCGAAACCGAGGAAGGGTTGCAGGCGACGACCAGCGACCTCGACTGCGAATACCGGGAGACCATCCCGCTGGCCGAGGCGACGCCGGAAGGCCCGCTTGCGGTGACGGTGGACGCCAAGCGGCTCGCCAGCATCGCCGCCGCCCTGCCGCAGGGATCGCAGGTTAAGATGGTGCCCGATGGGAGCCGTCTGATGGTGAGCGCTGGGCGCAGCCGGTATCAGCTGCCGGTGATCGGGCCGGAGGATTTTCCCAGCATGGTCTCGCAAGACATGGCCGCGTTGCTGGCATTCGACTGTACGGCGCTGGCAAGGTTTTTCGGGCGGCTGTCGCATGCGATGTCGACCGAAGAGACCCGGTACTACCTCAACGGCATTTACCTGCACGAGGTCGAGAAACAGGCCTGGATGGTCGCAACCGATGGTCTGCGGGGCATGGCTGTTCCGCTCGACAAGGGATGGCAGAGCGGTGCGCCGGGCGTGATCCTGCCGCGCAAGGCCGTGTCAATTCTCCAGCGTCTGCTCGCGGATACTTCGGGCCGGGTGCAGCTGCGCTGGAACAAGGCCACGTTCTGCGTCGAGGCGGCGGATTTCCTTTTTACCGGCAAGGTCGTCGATGGGACGTTCCCCGATTACCAGCGGGTGTTCCCGCGCCCCCAGTGTGAACCGCTCCGGTTCGAGGCGGGCGCGATGCGCGATGCGCTGCGCCGGGTGAAGCTGGTGATCAGCGAAAGAACCCGCGCGGTCGGTGTGGCGGCCCGCGATGGCGCGATCACACTGAGCATCACCAGCTCGGCTGCCGGTACGGCGCAAGAACAACTGGCCTGCACAATGCCTGACGGTTGGGATGAAGAAATGACGCTCAACCCCGACTTCCTCGGCGCGGCTGTGGATGCGGTCGAGGACGGCGGGGATGTCTGCATGCACCTGCTGCCCACCAATAATCAGATCCTGTTGCACGCTGGCGACATGCGCGCGGCGCGCGAAGTGATCATGGGAATGAGAGGATGACCGACATGTGCCGTTTCAACGAGGATTTCGAACGGCTGGCCGTTGCGGTGTTCAGTGGCGATTGTGCGGCTGCGCAGGACGTACTCGGCGAGATGCGCGCAGCGGGAAGCAAGGACGACCTTATCATGCGCGCGCAGCGGCGGGCGCAGCCTGAGCGTTTTACCTCCGCGAGGAAGAGCGACCCGAACCCGATGTCGCTACCCCTGCCCGGTGCAAGGCCCGGCGACATGCTGTCTGGAATGGGTAGTAAGGGCAAGGTCAACGCCTGATGGGGGGGGCGTCCCGTCTCGACCGGTTCGCGGAGCTTCTGGCGGAGGGCAAGGCCACCGCCGTGGCGGCGCGCGAGATGGGTTGCCGCGATCCGGCGCCAGCGGGTCGGCGCATGCTGGCGCAGCTGCGCAAGGCACTGGGGTGGCAGGCGCAGTGAGCGATCTTTCCGCCCTTCCCGCCGATCACTTCGGCTGCATCCTTGCAGATCCCCCGTGGGCGTTCCGCACCTTCTCGGGCGAGAACATGACCCCGCATCGTTGCGCGGAGGATCATTATCGCACGATGACGTTCGACGACATGGCGGCGCTGCCGGTTGCGGAGCGGGCGGCCAAGGACTGCGCCCTGTTCATGTGGGTGGTCGGCAGTCATCTGGTGGAGAGCATCGCGCTGGCGAAGGCGTGGGGATTCGAATTCAAGACCGACGCATTCTACTGGCTGAAACAGCGCCTGGTCGACGCGCAGCAGGTCGATATGTTCACCGGCGATATTCCCGAGCCGCGCATGGGCTTCGGCTATTGGACGCGCAAACAGGTCGAGCCCTGCCTCCTGTTCACACGGGGCAAACCCCGGCGGCTGAACGCAGGTGTGCGGCAGGCGATCATCGAGCCACGCCGCGAACACAGCCGCAAGCCCGATTGCCAGTACGGGCGGATCGAACAGCTTGTCGAAGGGCCTTATCTGGAGCTGTTCGCGCGCACGCAGCGCGAGGGGTGGACCGCGTGGGGTAACCAGACCGAGCGGTTCGCGTCCGACGAGGTCGCGGCATGACACGGGGAAATGTGCCGTTGTGGCGCAAGAACGGGGCGTGGAAGCCTTCGCGGCGGCATAGGGCCGCAATCGACTGCGTTGCCCGCATGTACGGTATCGACTTGGCCGATCTCGTTTCGGGCAAACGCCCATGGAAGTTCAGCCGTCCCCGGCAGGTCGCCTGCTGGATGCTGCGGCAGGTGTTCCCCAGTCTCAGCTTCTCGATGATCGCGGAGTCGGTCAACATCTGCGATCATTCTACCGTGATCCACGCCAAGAACTGCGTCGAACGCAGGCGGCGCGAGAATCCCGAATATCGAGAGCAGACCGATGCGGTGCTGGCGGCCGTTCGTGCCTGCCTAGAGGATGTTGGGCAGGTTCCCGAACCCTTTGAGCATGTGCGCGCGCGTTTGGGTGCGGAGCTGGCGGCGGCGAAACGCGAAGCGCCATCGGCGATGGGGCCAATTGAAAAGAACAGCGATTCACCGACCGCTGCCATCCAGGCCGACATCGACGCGGAAGCCGACCAGCGGCTTGCCGAGTGGAAAAAACGCACGGAGATGCCGGTATGAAGGAGGGTTCACGCCTTTCGCAGCACCCGGTCTTCGGGCGGGTTGGCGCGGAACATGAGCGCCCGGCGTCTCTCTTCCGGATCGTTCGGCAGTTCGACGTCGAAGGCCCAGCGCGGCGCATCGAGTGCGGCGGCGATCGCGTCCAGCGTTTCCGGACGGCCGGAACCAGCGGGTGCGGATTCGAGCCGCGCGATCGCGGCCTGCGTCAGCGCGCCGCTGGGCATGTGCGGCGCGGCAAGCTGCGCCAGTTTCGCCTGCGAGATGCGGCGATGCTTGCGCCAGGCGACAATCGGATGGACTCCGGCAGCGATCGACTGTTCGACATCGAACGGAATACCGCCCTCCCCGGCAAGGCTGGCGCGCCCATCGGCAGCGGCGCCGATGTCGGCCAGCTCTTCCTCGGCGGCGAGCAGTGCATCGAAACGTGCCCTGGTGATCAGCACCATTTCGGTGCCGTCGGGGGTGGTGATGGTCTGTGGCTGGTTGGTCATGGTCAGGTCCTTTCAGTAGATGTTGCCGCGCGGGGCGATGGCGAGAATGTTCAGGATCGTTCCGTCCTCGCAGAAGATCACGCGGTAGTTGCCGACACGAAGGCGGAAATCGGTCTTGCTGCCCACCAGTTGCGTGATGTTGTTCGCAAGCGCGGCACGGTCGGTCGCAAGCTGCCCGATCTTCGTACGGATGCGCGCGGCGTCGTTGGCGGGCATCCGGCGGAGGGCTTTGGCGGCGGGCTTGGCGAGAACGATTTCCATGACCCATACATAACAATTAACAACACAAAGGCAAGCACAAAAAACAACAAAAGGGGAAATTTGTTGTGGTTGGTGTGAGCGGCGCGGACCTCTCCGAAAAGGCTGCCGATCTGTGCGCGGCGCTGGGGCCGGTGGAGGCTGCATTTGCTGCGCTGCCCTTCCCCCCGTTTTCCGCGATCCGGCGGCTGATCGATGCGGGCGTGCCGGCGCGCAGCGTGGGCGCGTTGCATGGCGACCATGCGCTGAAGGTGGCGCGGGTGAACGTGCGCGGGCGGCGGTGGGAGCCCGAGGGGCCCGATCCGCGCCTGCTGATCGGTGTTCGCGACGGTTCGGGAACCATGATCGACGTGATCGCCATCGCGCGGCACGCGCCTGCGGACTGGGCGCTGATGACGGGCGAGGCGGCGATGTTGGGCGAGGATACGCTCGACGATGCGGCGCGCGATGTGATGGCGCACGGGCGGGCCCGGATGCGGCTCCACGGCGACCCGTGGGGGTGGCTGGTTTCGGGCTGCGAGGGGCTCTGCGTGCTCGACTGGAACGTCGCGGCGCCATCGATCCGGATGCTGGGCGAGAGCGTGACCATCGTGACCGATGGCGGCGCGTCGCGGGGCACGCTGGCGCGGCTTTCGCGCGGTGGATTGCCGCGCGTCGCCGAGGTGCAGGCGGACGATGCGGGCCTGTCGCTCGCAGAGAAATTCGGGAGGAGGAAGGCGGCGTGACCCTTCGACAGGCTCAGGGCAGGTCCGGGGACGAGCGGTTGCGGCTGCTGGTGGAGCGGGTGTTGCGGCTCGAGGAAGAGCGCGCGGCGATCGGTCAGGACATCCGCGACGTGCATGCCGAGGCGAAGGCGGTCGGCTATGACGGCGCGACGTTCCGCAAGGTGTGCGCGCGGGCGCGGATTCCGGTCGGCGATCGCGAGGAAGCCGACGTGCTGCTGGCGACCTACGAAGCCGCGCTGGCGGGCGAAGCGGTGGAGATACCCGACGCACGGCCCGATACGCGCGCGCTGGCGATCGCGATGCTGGCCGAACAGATTGCCGGGCTGGAGGATGGCGCGCAGGCCGAGGCGCTGGCCGGGCACGCAATCGGCCTGCTGGAGGTGCGCGCCGAGATCGCGCTGCTGCGCCAGCAGGAAGCGGGGATCAAGGCGCGGGCGAAGGCCGACGGCTTTCTGATCAAGCCGCTGATGGCGGCAATCCGCTGGATCGAGAACTGCGCCAAGCACGGCCGCGACACGATGCGCGCGGGCGAGGCGACCTACCAGATGTATCGCGGCAGCATCGAAGCGGGCGGCGCGAATGTCGGCACTTCGGGGGTCGATCGGTCGACCGAGGATGCGGCGCTGCGCAAGGCGTTCGGCGGGGCTGGCACCGGCAATAGCAGGGTGGCGGGCACGCTCGCCTGGTTGAATATGGGAGAGGGAAAATGAGCGAACGCAACGATGGTGACGTAGCGCCGCAACTGATTGAAGCCGTCGCTCACTTGAAGGCCCTCGGGTGGGACATCACCAGCCCGGGTGCAGGCAGGTTTGGGTGTAGTAAGGATGGAAGCTACGCCGAGCACGATGGCGAGGGTCTTCTTTGCCTCGCGCAGATCTATCGATGGGAGCCCAAATCAGCGGCGCGCCCTACTACGTCAGAAACCTACCTACCGGATGGCGCGGACGAATATGAAGCGCGCGTGTGCCCCGGTATGCCTGCGGACTGTTGCGACTACGGCGTAATCTCGCACAAGACCGGGAGAGAGGTTTGCCGGGTGTGGCTGGAAAGCGATGCACGCCTGATTGCCGAGCTTTTGAATTCCCGCGCCGCTCTCACTGATGCGAGAGAGTTGCGTGCGTATCTTGCGAAGCTTCTGCCGGTTGGCAGCGCGACTGCCCCGGGCGATCGGGTGCAAGCCTTCTATATTCGCATGGACGAGTTGCGCAGGCTGCGCACTATGGCCCTTCTTGAGGCGCCCAGCCCGTCGACACGAGCGGGGCCGACTGACCTGTCATGAGCACGAAAAACCCGGAAGGTGCGCAGGTCGATCCCGAGCGGCTTGCATGGTTCGCCATGAACGATTCGGGCAACGCCGAGCGGCTCGTCGAGCGGTCGAAAGATGCCGACGGCAATGCGCGGCTGCTGTGGGTCGATCAGGGCGAAGATGGCGGATACTGGGTCGCGTTCGACGGGCAGCGCTGGGGCCGCAAGGCGGGCGCGCGGGAGGCGCGGCTTTTCGCCCGCGAAACCGCCCGGCTGATGCGCGACGAGGTCGCCGCGCTGGGCGAGCGGTTCGCGAAAGGCGATCTGCCCAAGGGGATGACCGCCGCGGTGGCCGACGAAAAGATGATCGCGCTGCACAAGTGGGCGATCCGGAGCGGGAACCGCACGCAGACCGACAATATGCTGATTCAGGCGCGGATGCTGCTGGCGGTGGCGGAAGACGATTTCGACACCGATCCGCTGGCGCTGAACGTGCGTAACGGCACGCTGCGGTTCGTCCTCGACAAGGGCGCGTGGCGCGTCCGCCTCGACCCGCATCGTAGCACCGACATGATCACCCGGCTTGCCGAGGTCGATTACGACCCCGATGCGCGTGCTCCGCGATGGCTGGCGCGGCTCGAGCAGCTGCAGCCCGAGGAAGACCAGCGCGAGATGATGCGGCGCACGCACGGCTATGGCCTGCTGGGGCTGCGCAGCGAACAGAAATGGGTGGTTGCGCAGGGGCGCGGTGGCGACGGCAAGAGCCTGTCCTACGTCGTGATCGCCGCGATCATGGGCGATTACTACCGCCATGCCGATGTCCAGACCTTCCTGAAAGGCGGGCAGAAGAGCGGCAGCGACCATACCGAGGATCTGGCGCGGCTATCGGGCGATATCCGCCTGGTCACCTGCGACGAGCCGCCGCGCTTCTCGACCTGGAACGGGAAGATCCTGAAACAGGTCACCAGCGGCACCACCATGACGGTGCGCGGCCTGCGCGAGGCGAGCAAAGAGATGCGGCCACGCTTCCTCGTGCTGTGCGAGTGCAACCCCTTCCCCAAGGTCGATACCAGCGACGACGGGTTCTGGCGGCGGTGCCTGCCGTTCCAGTGGCCGGTGCAGCTGCCGGAGAGCGCGTGGGGCGATTTCGAGGAGATCAAGGCCGCGCTGCTGGGCGAGCGCAGCGGCATCCTGAACTGGATGATCGGCGGTGCGCTGGCGTGGCTGACCGAGCGCGACCTGAAGCCAAGCGCCCGGTCGAAGGAGGTGAAGGAGAATTACCGGAATGCCTCCGACCCTTTTGGTGAATGGTATCGTGCCCGCTGCGTGACGGGCGACCCCAAGGACCCTGCCTTGCGCGAAAAGGGCGCGGACCTACACGCCGACTTCAAGCACTATTGTGAGGAAGAGCTGGGGATCGACGGGGCCAAGGTGCCCGGTCAGCGCGCGTTCGGCACGCAGCTCGACGAGCGCCAGCATCCCAACCGCAAGACGATGGGGAACAAGTGGCGTTTCGGCATCCGGCTGAAGACGCCTGCCGAGCTGGATGGCGAGGCATCGCCCCAGCGCCGCGACGGCCCCTCGGGTGACGGCGATGCCCGCCCGATCGACGGACTGCCGGACGACTTCTGATGCGGGGACGTGAGGCAGGGACGGTGCGGGGACAAAGGGACTTTCGGGGCACGGATGCTGCTGGCTTTAATCGGCGGATGCGATGGACTGATCGGGAATGATTGAGGCAGTCGATGGAATGACGGGTTTACCGTCCCTTAGTCCCTCCATGGTCCCTCCATTAAAGCCGCAGAAAACAGCCATTCAGGGACGGTAGGGGACGGTAGGGACGGTGGGATGCGGTTAAGCTCCATCTGCGCCTGCGCACATGAGGGGGAATAGAGAACAATAGTCCCTTAGTCCCTCTTTGAAGAATTAACGAAGGAAGTGGATCATGGTCAAAACAGGTGTGAAGGCGGTTCCGGCGACGCTGGCGGAGGTCGAGGATGCGCTGATCGATTGCCATGCGTTGTGGTGGCGCAGCCCGGGTGAAGGTGGCTGGCCGTTCGCAGGCGATGCGCCGTGGCACCTGATGCAACGCTCCGCCGCCGCGGGGGACTATGGCGGTGAGGGTGCCGACGGCGTGGGGCGCGAGCGGGCTCCGCGTACGCCTCTCGACGTGGCGGAGGTGGGGCAGCGCGATGCGGTGACCGCGTGGCTCGACTGGCTCGACGACCCGCTCGACCGGCAGGTGGTGTGGATGGCCAGCGCGCGGCTGCACAAGGGCGAGGCGTGCGTGCCGTGGTCGAAGATCAGGCGGTGGGCGAAGAGCGATCGGACGCCGCGGGCGCTGGCCGACCGGTACGCACGCGGGCTCGCCGTGATCCTGTGCCGGTTGAACGGATGGCCGGTGCGGCGTGCGCGTGCGCTGGCGCTGGCGGGGGTGGATCGGGCGCGCGATTGATGGCTTGCGTGTGCACCCTCGTCACGACAGCGCGACGGTGCGCGCGAAAGTGTGCAGGTCTAGGCCGCAGCCGCGCTGGCGTTGCGAAAAGTCAAGTGCACACAAAAAGTGTGCAGCAAATATCGTACTTCGTTTGTGCAGCCGAAATAGCCTACTCAGGAGATAGGCTTGGCGCTGGCGTACGGTCAGGAGCCCCCTCCCCTCTTCGTCGGATACTCTTGCGGCAGGCCTGCCATGGATGGGCGCTCTCGACCTGGTGCGGGTCGGGGCGCCCTCTTCGCATTATGGGAGCGATCGCGTGCCAGGCCTGAAGATGCTGCGGCCGCGCCTCGCTCCGCCCAAGCCAAATCTGCGCGCGCTGCCGAAGCGGGCGGAACGTTTCTACCAGTCCGCCGAGTGGCGCGGGTTGATGCGCAGGCTCAAGAAAGAGCGCGGCGCATTCTGCGAGCGCTGCGGTGCTGGCGGGCGGATCATCGGCGACCACATCGTCGAGCGGAAAGATGGCGGCGCGGACCTCGATCCGAACAACATCATGCTGATGTGCTGGCCGTGCCACAACGCGAAGACGGCCAAGGCGCGGGCGAAGCGAGCCCTCGCGAAACCATAGGGGGGTGGTCGAAAGTTCAGAGGTCCAGCGGCCCGCACACCGCCGTTCCTCCCATTCGGAGATTTTTTTTGGGTGAGCGTGAGAATTCGGGGGATGTCGACCTGTTCGGCGATCCGCTGATCATCCGTGAAGCCAAGCGTGGACGGCCAGAGCATGTCCGCACCGAGGAAAAAGCCAAGCGTGTCAGTATGTTGTTCGCGATGGGCCGCGATGTGAAACAGGTCGCCGCCGCGCTTGGCATCACGCAGCCAACGCTGCGGAAGCATTATTTTTCAGAGGTCCAGCAGCGCGACGCGATGCTCGACAAGGTCGAGGCCGCGCAGCTCGCAAAATTGTGGGAGCAGTCGCAGGCCGGATCGACCAGCGCGACGAAGGCGCTGCTCGATCGGTGCGATGATGTCCGCAATGCGCGGCGCGCCTCGCAGGTGATCAAGGATCGCCGCGAGCCCAAGGCCAAGGAACCGGCCAAGGGCGTGAAGGCGCAGCGGTTCGAGGACGCGGCGAAGATCGAAGGAAAGTTCTCGCCCCGCCCTGCCCCGCATCAGGTGAACTGAGCGCGCCGCCATGAAGTGGTCGACCGCCTGTATCGACTGGCGGGAAAGGATCGTTGCAGGCGACAGCCTGGTGCCGATCGCTCCGCTGTTCGCGGACAAGGCGGCGGACGCGATGGGCGTGTTCTGCAGCCTGCAGGTTACCGACCTGCCGCGCAAGGACGACGGCAGCTGGCCGACGCTGGGCGAGATCGTCGACCAGGACGTGCTCGACCTGGTCGCCGCGATATTCGGCGCGGAGGATCCTAGGACCGGGCGCCGGTTGATCCGCCGCTTCATGCTGCTGATCAGCAAGAAGAACGGCAAGTCGACGATCGCCGCCGGGGTGATGCTGACGGCGCTGATCGTCAACTGGCGGCACAACGCCGAGTTGATGATCCTCGCCCCGACGATCGAGGTGGCGGGAAACAGCTTCGAACCGGCGGTCGGGATGATCCGTGCGGATCCGGAACTGAGTGCGTTACTGCACGTGATCGAGAATCGGCGGACGATCAAACACCGGGTGACCGGCGCAACGCTGAAGGTGGTCGCTGCGGACAGCGACACGGCGGCGGGCAAGAAGGCCGGCATGGTGCTGGTCGAAGAATTGTGGCTGTTCGGCAAGCGTCCGAAAAGCGCGGCGATGCTGCGAGAGGCGCTCGGCGGACTGGCAGCGCGACCGGAAGGCTTCGTGCTGTTCGTCACGACGCATAGCGACGAGCCGCCGGCGGGCGTGTTCAAGAGCGAACTGGAATATTTCCGCGATGTGCGGGACGGGGAAATTGCCGACCCGGAGACCCTCGGCGTGTTGTACGAATGGCCGGAGGAGATGCTGGAGGCCGAGGCTTACCTCGACCCGAAGAATTTCCACGTCACGAACCCCCATCTGGGACGCTCGGTTTCGACCACGTACCTTGAAAGCGAGTTGACCAAAGCCGCGCGCGGCGACGGGGAAGACCTGCAAATCTTCCTCGCCAAGCACTTGAATGTCGAGATCGGGCTGCGGCTCCGGCGCGACCGGTGGCGCGGCGGCGATTACTGGGACGCGGCAGCGGACCGGACATTGACGCTGCAGACGCTGATCGAACGCTGCGAAGTGCTGGTGGTCGGCATCGACGGCGGCGGAATGGACGATCTTTACGGAGTGTGCGTCGCGGGCCGCGAGCGAGGGACGAATCGCTGGCTGTACACGTTCAGGGCGTGGGCTTGGCCCGAAGTGCTGGAGCGGCGCAAGCAGATCGCTCCGCTGCTTAGGGATTTCGAGCAGAATGGCGACCTTGTCATCTGCAAGGACGCCCCGCCCACCGACGATGAATACGAGCTGCCGCAGGATATCGCAGAGATCGTCGAGATCGTTCGCGAGGTGAAGGATAGCGGCCTGCTGCCGGAACGTGGCGCCATCGGTCTCGACCCGCAGGGGGTCAGCGACCTGACCGACGAGCTGGTCAACATAGGAATCGAAGCAGAGCAGCTGGTGGGCCTGTCGCAAGGTTTCCGGCTGATGTCTGCCATCGTGGGCCTCGCCCGCAAACTGAAGTTCGGCCAGGCGGTCCACGATGGATCGCCGATGATGGCCTGGTGTGTCTCGAACGCAAAGGAAGAGGTGGGGCGACAATCGGTGATGCTGGTGAAATATTCCTCCGGCGACGCCAAGATCGACCCGCTGATGGCAGGCATGAACGCAACCAAATTGCTCGAGCTGAACCCGGAGGCGGGCGGAAGCACCGCGTCGGTTTATGAGCAGCGCGGGTTGGTGGTCGTCTGATGGCCAGCCTTGGTGATCTGACCCGCTCGGCAGGTGCTATGCTGCATCGTGCGATAAGTCCTGCGGCAGCGGCGGCGGCGGCGAGCGCACCGGAAAACGTCAGTGTCAGTCCTTTTGGCGAAGGGGGGTGGATGCCATTCGGAGGCATCAGCGCTGAGAATGCAGACGAAGCGGCGAAGCTTTCCGCCGTGTTCTTCTGCACCTCGCTGATCGCGGTGATTGGCGGCAGTCTGCCGCGCGAGATGATCGGGCCAGACGGTGAGCACGATCCCGATGCCCCGCTTGCAGATCTGTTGTGCAATTCACCTAACCCGTTGCAGACGCCGGATGGCTTCTGGAGCTCACTACTGTTCCGCGCCGCGCTGGGAGGGATAGCCTTTGCAGAGCCGGTGGCAGGAATCGGCGGAGCGCAGATATGGCCGCTGGAGCCGTTGCGGACCAAAGTGGACTGGTACGAGCGTGGCTTCGTGATTCATTACCTGCCGGAGTACGGTGCCGAGCGCATTCTGCGCCCCGGCGATGTGTTCTGGATCGACGGCTTGGCCGATAGCTGCGCGCGGCCGCTGACGCCGTGGAAGATGGCCAAGGGGTCGATCGACTTCGCTCTCGCGCTGGAACAGCAAGGCCGCGACTTTTTCAAGAACGGTGCTCGTCTGGGCGGCGTTCTTCAGACCGAACAGGCACTGACCGAAGAGGCTATTGCGAAACTCAAAGACGCGATGGACAGGCTTCGTAGCGGCAAGGTGCCGGTGTTCGAGCAGGGGCTGACGTACAAAGACGTTTCGTCGAACAATACCGACGCGCAGATGGTCGAACTTATCCGCCAGCGTACGCTGGAGATGGCGCGTTACTGGCATATCCCGAAATCTATCGTGGGCGAAGAGAGTGGCGCGAAGGCCAATCACGAACAGGAAGCTATCGACCTGGTAAAATATTGCATCCGCCCGTGGGCGCGGCGCATCGAGCAGGCCGTCGCGCAGCGTCTGATGACGCCCGAGCAGCGAGCCCGCTGGAGGTTCAAGCTGAACCTCGACGGGCTGCTGCGCGGCGACAGCTCGACCCAGCATCGCAACGCGGTGCTGGCGCGTACATCATCGACCCATTCGGTGAACGAGCTGCGCGTGAAGGTCTTCAATCTTCCGCGCATCGAAGAGCCGTGGGCAGATGATCCGCGGCAGCCGCTCAACAGCAACCGTGCGGCAGATTCCGCGACAGGCGGGGAGACTGCACCGCAGGACCAGCAGGCCGCCCCCGTCATTCGTAAGTGGTTGATCGAGGCGGGCATTGAACCGGAAGTGGTGAACGACCTCTTCCCCATCGAAAACGAAGCGGAGACCGACTGATGCGCGAACCGATCAGCGCCCGGACGTTATGGGCGATGCATCCCGACGCCTTGGCGACGCTGATGCAGCAAGACCTGAGCGAACGCATCGTGCCAGAAGGTCTTCGAGCCTTCATGGGTGGCAGCGCACCGCAGGCCGCGCAAAAGGCACCAGACCCCGTGCGCGAAGGGGGAGTACTGGTGCTGCCGCTGTTCGGAGCGCTGTCGCCCAACGGCATCTACTGGGGCGGCACGGCGACCGAAACCTTTGCCGACGTGATCCGCGAGGCGGCTGCCGATCAAAAGGTGGGCGCGATCGTGCTTCGAATCCGCTCGCCCGGTGGGCTCGTCTACGGGACGCAGGAAGCGGGCGACGCGGTGTTCGAGGCACGGCAGGCCAAGCCGGTGATAGCGGTCGCGGACAAGTACGCCTTCAGCGCAGCGCATTGGATCGCGACGCAGGCAAGTGCCTTCTACGCGACGCCCAGTGGTGAGGTCGGCTCGGTTGGCGTGCGTAGCGGCCATGTCGATATGAGTGGGTTCGAAGAAAAGATCGGGATGAAGACCACCCTGATCGCGAGCGATCCGCAGAAGATCGCGGGCCATCCATATGCGCCGCTATCAGACGAAGATCGCGAAGAAATTCAGGCGCAGGTCGACGAACTGAACGAAGACTTCGTCGCGGCGATCGCGCGCGGGCGCGGGATCGACAAATCGAAAGTGCCGGAGATGCATGGCAAGGGGAAAACCTTTCTTGCCAAGCGGGCTGCGGCGCTGGGCGTAACCGATGGGGTGATGAGCCTGCGCGAGGTTGTTGCGAAATACGGATCGAGCCGCGCGCGGCTCGATCTGATGCGCCGCCGTGCAGCGCTGCAGGGGCAAATCGCCTCAATCTAGAATTTTCCGCGATTTTGCGGGGATCGAGTGGGTGCCTTCGGGCGCCCTTTTTCATGGGCGCACGCGCCCTTGGGCACACCAGGAGAATGACATGAATATTGCCCTGATGCGACAGCAGGCGCGTGAAACGGGCGCCCGCATGGAACAGCGGTTGCAGACTGCGATCGAAGAGGATCGTGACCTTACTGAGGATGAGCAGGCTTCGCAGAACGAAGACCAAGCGACCCTCAACCGGCTGCAACAGCAGATCACGCAGGCCGAGGAACTGTCGAATACGATGGCAGGTCTCGGCGCTCCGTCGCCCGCTCCGTCGACGGGTGCCACGACAGCGCCCGCGGTGAGTGTGCCGGCGAGCCCTCGCAATCCCGCCCCTTCGAACGATGGTTTCGCCAGCCTCGGCGAGTTTGCGCAGGCGGTACGCTGCGCGAACCCGGCTGCAGGTCAGTCGTTCCGTGTCGATGATCGCCTGTCGGCCCCGGCGAATGTCCACACCGAACAGGGCGACGAGGCAGGCAGCTATCTCGTGCCCGCAGAATACCGGGAAGAGATCGTCGATCTCGTCTTCGGTGAGACCGATGCGATCATGAACCTGATCGCGCCGGAACCCACCAGCAAGAACCGCGTGGTCGGCCTTGGCGACGAGACGACCCCGTGGGGGACCAACGGTGTGCAGGCATACTGGCGCAAAGAGGCGGACAAGATGACCGCCAGCAAGCTGGCGCTGGAGCCTCGCGAGACGAAGGTCGAGGAAGTCTACGCCTTCGTGAACGCGAGCGAAGAACTGCTGGAGGACGCCCCGCGCCTGACCGCCTATCTTCAGCGCAAGGCACCTGCTGCCATCCGGTGGAAGGCGGTGGACGCGTTCATGCGCGGTGATGGCGTCGGCATGCCGCTGGGTTGGCTTGCTTCCGATGCGCTGATCACGGTCGCCAAGGAAAGCGGCCAGGCGGCGGATACGGTCGTCGCCAAGAACGTCAGCAAGTCCTTCGCGCGGATGATCGATCCCATGAATGCGGTGTGGCTGACTAACAGCGATGTCCTGCCGCAGCTGATGGACCTGAAGAGCGATCTGGGCCAGCCCCTGTGGCAGCCGAACTATGCGGTCTCGCCCGGTGGCGTGCTGCTCGGTCGTCCGATCATTTTCACCGATCATGCCAACACGGTGGGCGACAAGGGCGATCTGCAGTTCGTCAATCCGAACGGATACGAGGCGTTCCGCAAGGCCAACGGCGTCAGCTTCGCGGAGAGCATCCATCTGTTCTTCGATTACAATGTTCGTGCGTTCCGCTGGATCTTCCGGATCGGCGGGCAGCCGGTGCTTTCGGCGCCGGTGGAGATGCCGAACAGCGCGGCGACCAAGTCGCACTTCGTGGCGATCGCCAACCGCGCATAGCGCAATCCGGAGGGCGGCAAATCACTGCCGCCCTCTCTCTCGACCTCGCCACGCGAGGCCGTGAGAGAGGCGGGCGAGCCCGGCTCCGTAACGAGGAGAACACACATGAATGGTAATCTGAAGCCCTCGGATCGGGCCGCCGTGGTCGGCGTGATCGATCCCGATCTCAACACCGCCGGCACTGTCACTACCGGATGGGTCGATATGAGCCAGTGGGGTGCGCTGATGGCGATCATCGCTGCGGGCACTCTCGGCTCCGCCGCCACGCTTGATGCCAAGCTTGAGCAGGCGAGCGATGGTTCCGGCACCGGCGCGAAGGACATCGACGGCAAGGCGATCACGCAGCTGACACAGGCTGGCACCGATGAAAGCGACCAGCAGGCCGTGATCGACCTGTTCGCCAACGAGCTCGACATCAATAACGGGTTCACCCACGCCCGGCTTTCGATGACAGTGGCTACTGCCAGCTCAGACTCCTCGGGTCTGCTGCTCGGTTTCGATCCACGATACGGCAAGGCGAGCGACAGCGACGCCGCCAGCGTCGCCGAAATCGTCTAAACCAACAGACCCTGCAGGCGCGCCTTCATGCTGTTCGAGCTTGGTCATGTTCCCATGCCGGAAGGGTATGGGGACGCCATCCTTTCGCTCGACGCATGCAAGGCGCACTTGCAGCTGGATGCCGAGATTACCGAGTTCGACGGGCTGATCGGGGCGCTGCGCGATGCGGCGATCGAGTATGTCGAGCGGTATTGCGGCACCAAGCTGGGCGCGACTACGGGGCTGACCTGGCAGGCCGAGGGCCTGCCCTCGCGAGTGGGCGATGCCGTGCGGCTTTCGATCCGCCCGGTGACCGCAATCACCGCGATCAGCTGGCGCGCCAGCGACGGCGAAGAGGTGACGGGCACGGCGGACGATTTCCGGGTGAAGCTGGATGGCCGCGTTCTGCCCAAGGTCGGTAGCGAATGGCCGAGCAGCGTGGCGGGTGACGTGACGATCACCTTCACCGCCGGATATGGCGAGGGAGCGGCACCGCCTGCCCTGCTCTCGGCCGTCAGGCTGATGCTGGGCCATCTGTTCATGAACCGCGATGCGGTTGTTTCCGGCACGGCGGGGGGCGAAGTGCCGCTCGGCGTGATGGCGCTGTGCAGCCCGTACCGGATGCCGGTGATCTGAGATGACGATGACACCTGCAGGCATGCGCGACCGCAGGATCGTGTTCCGGTCGAACGGACCGAGCAAGAGCGACACGGGCGAGATGACGCCCGGGCCCGGCGCGACGATCGCGCGCGCGTTGGCCTGGGTCAATTACGGCAAGGGCATGGAGCGGCGTCAGGCCGCGGCGGAGAGTTCGGAGGTCACCGCGACCGCTCGCGTTCTCGCGACCGCAGGCACGCGCGCGGTGACGGCCGGGCATATCGCAGAACTGGACGGCGCAACGTGGAACGTCGCTGGCACGGCCCCGTGGGGCCGCGGCGAAATCGACATCACACTGGTTAGGAGAAGCTGATCGTGGCTGAGACGAAAAACGCGAACAAGGATCCTCGCAATGTGCGGGTCGAGGCGCTGCGCGCGCATGAGAACACCCACGGCGAGACGTTCCGCAAGGCGAAGGGCGACAAGTACGTTCACCCCCGCCCCGCCGGCGACATCGCCGGGGGCGTGGTGAAGCTGGTCGAGGACAATTCCGCACCCGCCGTAAAGGCATCCACGAAGGTCACTGCACCCGAAGGCTGATGATCGGTTTCGCGCTCGACGGGATCGACGATGCCCGTAAGCGGCTCGCAGATGCGATCCGTCCCGTGAACGATCGCCGGATCGGAGAGCACGCGGCACAGATACTGGAGCCGGTGGCCGAAGATGCACGCCGCCTTGCACCGAAGCGCAGCGGTCGCCTGGCGGCGAGCATCCTCGTCGCGCCGACCTTCGAGTTCACCGGCGAGACCGACGGGCAAAGCGTGTCGGTCGGCGTGCTCGATGCGGGCGGCGACGGCGTATTCTGGGGGCATTTTGCCGAGTTCGGCACGGTCAAGCAGCGCGCGGAGCCGTTTCTCGGCCCGGCGATCTATCGCAATATCGACCTCGTCTTCGAGGCGCTGGGAAAGCGCATCGGCGAGGACATGACCAGGGCCTTGTAGGATGGACGGCGTGCCGGAGTTCGCGCTGCGGCAGCGGCTTCGCGCAGCGGAGGCCGTATCCGATCTGGCCGGCACGGTTGGTGGCGAAGCGGCGATCGATATCGGCGAGCGCAAGAGCAACGATCCTGCCAGTTTCCCGGCGGTGGTGCAGACGCTGGTTTCACCCGGTCCGATCTACGATCAGGACGGCACGGGCGCGACGCGAAAGGGGCTCTATCGGTTCGAGGTATTCGGACTGTCGGCAGACAGCACCCTGCTGCTGACCGAAGCGATCATCGACGAACTGGAAAGCAAGCCTGCGGCGAGCATCGCGGGCGTGCGGTTTCAGCGCGGCTACGTGTTCGCGCATCGCAACGGCGGCGTCGAGACGCTGGGCGACCTGACCATCCACCGTCGAATCCTCGACATGGAAATCACGACCACAACCTGAACTGAAAGGAATTCGACATGGCCGAAGGCGATGGCGTCGTAAATACCGGTGGGATCGAGCTCCACCTGACCAATGATTCCGATGTGCTGACCAAGGTGCTGGGGCTGCGGAAGCTCAACATGCCGCAGCTGCAGGTCGAGGAAACCGAGACAACCGACCAGGACAGCGGCGGCACCAAGGAATTCAAGCCCAGCATGGGCGAGTGGCCGGACATCACCGCCACGATCAAGTACGAGCCCGGCAGTGCAACCGACCTGCTGATCCGCGAGCATCTTGCCAGCAAGGAAAAGCGCGCGTTCAAGGCCGTCGTGGTCGAAGAGGATGGCACCACGCAGGAAGGCACGGGTACGATCTTCCTGAAGACCTACGTGCCCGATGACGGCTCGCTCGGCAATCTGCGCGAAGCCACACTGACCGGTCGCCCGGGCCCGATCACGCAGGCGGCGAGCGCGTAATGAACACGGCCGCTCAATTCTCCGGCGAGGCCGAGTTCCTGTTCCAGGGCTCGGCCTACCGGCTGACGATCGACAATATGGCGCTGCTGGAGGCGGAGGGCGCGTTGAACCAGTCGATGCTGGACTGGGCACCGCAGCTCGCGCTCGCGCTCCAGACGGGTCAGAACCCGCAACTGCGGCACATGTGCGCGCTGGTTTACGGCGGGCTGAAGGTAAACCATCCCGACATCACCCAGGCGTTTGTCGTCGATCTGGCGATGGGCAAGCATGGCGTCGAGGCGCGGCAGGCGCTGTTCGGCGCCGTGATCGATGCCCTGCAAGGGCTCGATGTTCCAGAGATCGACGAAGGCGAGCTGGGAAACGCACCGGCGCCGGTGGGCAATCGTCAGCAGCGCCGGGTGCAACAGGCTGGGACTGGGACGAAGTCTTCCGGCTCTGGTGCGAAGCCGGCCAGCAAGCCGAAGCGTTCTGGCGGCAAACCCCGCGGAGCACGATCCTAGCGATACAGGCGCACCGCCGCCGCCGCGACCGCGAGCACGAAGTGCTGGCACAGGTCGGGTGGCTGACGGCGCACCTGACCTACTTCTCTTTCCACGCCCCGGCCAGTTTCCCGAGCTTCGACGATATCTCGGGCAAGGTGCGGAAAGAGCCGCCGCGCGAAGAGACCGAGCGCGAGGTGCGCGACAATGCGCGTGCAGTGGTCGCCACGCTGAAGGCGATGAACATGGTGGCCGAGCGGCGACAACGGAGGTAGGCTTCGCAATTCAAACAGGGGAGACGGAAATGCTGCAGATACTGGGTTGGCTGGCGTGCGTTATGTTGGCGGTAAAGTTGATGGAGCTGAGCCATTCGCCGCATCTCCGCAACGAAGACGGGCTGTTCAAGCCATCTGCACTAGCCGTTCTTTGCGTCGGTTGGGTGAGCATACCGCTGTTCGTGTACCTGATTGAAGTTCAGGCAGCCGCTGTGAACAGCCGGATGTTGCCGGTCCCCTAACCCAGATAGTCGGTCAGAATGCGGCGGATGGCTTCGGGGCGGCTCGGATTATCTGACTGCTGAGAGCGCCAAAGATCGAGTGAAGCGATTTGATCCGGAGGAAGCCGGACGCCGACAAGGGTAGAGTCGACCCTGGGACGTCCGCGGGCCCGCTGTTTTTTGTTATCAGTTATTGACGACATAAGAATATCTGTTATCAGCAAAACGGCCCGGGCGGAAGCAGCAACTTCCGACACCGGGCCTAACCATCGGCAATGGAGATGACCCATGCGTCAGGCTGAGTTTACCGTTAGCGTCCCGCTAGACGCTCCGCCAACGGGATTTTTACAGGAAATTTCTCTCGCCCGCCCGATCGACATGATCGGCAGCGTGAGGCTGCGGATCGAGGAAATTGCAGCGCAGGTCTGGATGATGCGCAACATGGAAGACCTTCCTGTTACGTTCGCCATGGCCTTGGCCGGAGTTGAAACCTCGCTGGAGGACGTGAGATGCCTCCTGTCGGTCTACACGGCGCGAGGTGTGGTATGAACGCGCTCAGCTTCGGGTTCGAGGACAAGTCGGTCCGCGTGATGGAGCGCGAAGGCGCACCTTGGTTTGTAGCACAGGACGTTTGCGGCTGCCTCGGTATTGGCAATCATCGTCAAGCCACTTCTACCTTGGACGATGATGAGCGAGATGACGTCACTATTAATGACGCCATTGGAAGGGAACAGTCCCAACTCGTCGTTTCGGAGAGCGGCGTCTACGCGCTGATCTTCCGCAGCCGCAAGCCGGAGGCGAAGCGGTTCCGCAAATGGGTGACGCAGGAAGTGCTGCCGACACTGCGGCAGACGGGTGCCTATATGATGGCGGCGAACGATACGGCGGAGGATGCGGACGACCCGCTGCCGCTGGATGCGCCGGACGATATCGACCGGATGCGGGTGAAACTGGGCCTCGTACGCGAAGCCCGGTACGTCTACGGGCGCAAGACCGCGCGGGGCCTGTGGGAACAGCTGGGCCTGCCGGACTGCCGGACCGAAAAGCTGCCGCAGCTGGGGTACAGCCCCGACGATGTGAGCGCGGACCTGAAACGCTGGATGGGCGCGCGGTGCGAGTTGATCGCAGGCGCGCGTGAAGAGACCATGGCGCTGTACGCCGATTACGGCGAATGGTGCGACGAGCGCGACATCGAAGCGATGTCGATGGTGCAGTTTTCGAGGCAGCTGACCCGCTTCGGCCTCGGGAACATCAAGAGCAATCGATACCACCGGATCGGCATCCGGCTGAAAGACTGAACCTGCGGCGCTGAGCCGCAAGCGACCGTTTGAAACAGAAATCACCCTGCGCGGCATTGCTGCGCGGGGCACCACCCATTGGAGCGCGTGAATGGCAGGCCCGAACCTGATTGCAGACCTGCGCGCATCGCTGACGTGGGACCTCGACGATTTCGAGCGCGGCCAACGGACGATCGACAGGGGCTTTTCGGACCTGATCGAACGCGGCCGTCAGATGGCCAGCGATTTCGCCTCGATCGGCGACAGGCTCACGAAGGGGTTGACCCTGCCGATTGCGGGCATGGGGGCAGCGTTCACCGCGCGTGCGGTGATGTTCGCGAATGACGCCAAGGAAATCCGCACCGCCGCAGGCATCGCGGGCGATGGCCTGGAGAGCTTCCAGCGGCGCGCGCACGCGGCGCAGATGGAAGTCGGCATGTCGATGGAGAAATTCGCCGACATCGCCAAGGACACGATGGACAAGGTCGGCGATTACCTCTCGACCGGACAGGGCGAACTGGCCGATTTCTTCAACGGCCCGGCAAAGGCCGCCGGGGTCACCGCCGAGATGTTCCGCGGGCTGAGCGGCCCCGATGCGCTGCAGCTTTACTACAACACGCTGCGCAAGGCGAATGTCGACCAACAGGAGATGGTATTCTTCCTGGAGGCGATTGCCGACGAAGGATCCGCGTTGATCCCGCTGCTGGCCGAAAACGGGCGCAAGTTCGACGAGCTGGGCAGGCAGGCCAACGTCTTCAGCGACGAGGATATCGAGCGCTGGATACGGCTGCAGGATTCGCTGAAGAACCTCGGTATCGCGTTCGACCGGCTGATGCAGGCTATCGCGGCGACGGGCATCATCGACTGGATGGCCGCGGCGATCGAAAAGGTAACCGGCTTCGTCGAAGGCTTCGCGCGCGCGAACCCCATGCTGTTCAAGTTCGGCGTGATCGCGCTGGGAATCGCGGCGGCGCTGGGCCCGGTGCTGCAATTGCTGATGGGGCTGGCGGTGATGGTGTTGCCGCTGTTCCTTGCAGGGCTGGGCCCTGTGTTCCTCGCGCTGTCCGCGCTGATCAACCCGCTCGGCACCCTGATGGTTGTGGGCGGCAAGTTCGCGGTCGAACTCGGCGCGCATCTGTTGCCGCTCCTCGGCAGGCTCGGCATCGGGTTTCTCGGCTTGACCGGGCCAATCGCCGCAGTCATCGGCCTGATCCTGCTGTTCGCCGACCGCATCGTCGACGGGCTGAAGAACGTCTGGCAGGTCGCGAAAGAGACGCTGGGCCCGAGCCTTGCCCGGCTGTTCGATGCCGTGAGCGATGCCGTGGCGCGCGCCCGGGCGGCGTTCGACGACTTCTCGCAGAGCAAGCTCGCCCATGTCCTCGGCATTATCATCGGCCTGCTGGGCGACCTGGTGGAAGCGCTGGTGACCATTGCGGGCTCTGCGGTGGTCGTTGCTTTCAGCACGCTGATCAACCTGATCACTGCGCTGGTCGACTGGATCAGCGGGATGGTGGAGATCACCGCCAACCTGCTGTCTGGCGACTGGGCGGGTGCGTGGGAAGCTGCCGGCGACATGGTCGCCCGCGTGATCAACGACCTGTTCCCGATCTTCCAGAACCTGTGGAGCTGGATCGAAGGCACGCTGGTCAAGCTGGGTCTGATGGAAGCGCGTGCGGTGCGGGCCAATGCCGCCGTCAAGGGCGAGGCCGTGCCGGAGGTAACGAAGACGCTGGGTGGCGGGATGGTCCGTACCAGCGATCTGATCGGTGCGGGCGATTACAAGGATCCCGAACCTTGGCGCCGCACGCCGACTGCCACCCCCAAACCGAAAACCTCACGCGGGGGTGGCCGCGGGGCGACCGGCCCCACTGCGGCGGAACTGGCCGAGCGGCGCGAACTGCTCGCGCTGGATCACGACATTGCCGTTGCGCGCGAGCGGGGCGACGAAGACGCTCTGCGCGCGCTGGAGCGTCAGCGCGACATGCTGCGGACGATCGAGCAGTACGAGCGCGCAGGCCTTTCGCTCGACGATGCGCGGGTTGCCGCGAAGAACGACATGGCCGAGCTGGATGAGGCGCGCGCCGAGGCGCAGGCCCGCGAGCAGGCGGCAAGCCAGCGCAGCCTGGACATCGAACTGGCCCGTGTCCGGGAGGATTACGCGCACCAGCGCATGCTCGAAAACGAAGAGTATCTGGAAGACCGGATTGCCGCGCTCCAGCGTGACGGCCTGTCGCTGGCCGAGGCGGAGGCAGAGGCGGCACGAAACCTTGCCGCGCTGGAGGAAGCGCGGGCGGACGCGGTGGGACGCCGCCTCGCCGACCAGCGTGCCGCGCACGATATCGAACTCGCCGAGCTCCGCGGCGATCGCACGATGGCCGACCGCCTGCGAGAGCAGGAGCGGATTCGTGCACGCTCGCTCGACCTCCAGCAGTACGAGAACCTGAGCCCCGCCGACGCGATGGAGCAGGCTCAACGCGAAGCCGCAGATCGGTCGCAGGCCTACCTGCAGGGATCATACCGCGATGCCATGCGGGGCGGTCTCTACGCCGCGATGAACGGCAGTTTCTGGGACTGGTTCAAGGATCGTCTTCGCCAGTCGAGTTTCGATGCGCTGGCCAAGGTGCTCGACAGGCTGGCTGACGCCCTTGCCAATATGGTCAGCGGCCAGAACAGCGGCGGCGGCATCGCCGGCTTCCTCGGCAGCCTGTTCAATATCGGCGCCTCGGCGCTGGGCGGCGGGATGAACAATTCACTGCATGGCGACGGTGGCGGTGGCGGCGGCAGTAGCGGTGGCGGCGGGCACGCGGTCCGCAACTCCGGCGGCGGCGGCGGTATGAACAACTCGCTGACCGGCTTCGCCAGCGGCGGCAGTTTCCGCATTCGCGGCTTCGCGGGGATCGACCAGAACATCCTTTCGCTGAACGGTACGCCCGTGGCGCGGGTCAGCCAGAACGAAATCTTCGACGTGCGCAAGGGCGAACGCCCTGTGGCTGCGGAGGGTGTCTCCAAGAGCATTGTGGACATCAACCTCGGCCCCGGGCTTGAAGCCGATCTGCTGCAAAAGGCTGCCGGGCAGACGATCCGCATCAATGAAGCGATGGCACCCCCGATGGTGAACACGGCGGCCGCCAAGGCGCGCCGGGATGCCGCGCGTCCGATCATGCCGGGTGGGGCGACTGGCTGATGGCCCTGATCGCGTACCCTTCCCCCGCAAGGCACGACGGTGATCCCTTGCTGCAGCCGATCGTGGCGGCGTGGAGCAACCCTTCGGAGCTGACCGGCGCGCGGCAGGCGATCGACCTCGGTTATTCGTGGCATCTGGCGACGGTCACCACCGCACGCATGTCGCGCGAAGACGCGCGCCGCTGGCGCCTGTTCTTCGGTCGCCTGCGCGGGACGACCAACACGTTCAGGTTGCCCGTCTCGGCGGACGACCAGCACGCAGGAACCTTCACGGTGCGCGCGCGCGGTGCGGGTTCGGGGTACTCGCTCGAAACCGATGGCTGGCCGGTCTCGACCACCATTCTGGAGGCGGGCGATTACGTGACGGTGGGCGACCAGCTGATCATGCTGGATGCCGACGTAACCTCAGACGCAAGCGGGATCGCCCCGCTCGCCTTTCACGCGCAGCTGCGCGGCACGGTGGCGGATAACACGATCATCACGACGAAGCGCCCGTACCTGCTGGCCCACCTGCCGCAGAACTCGCCCGCTCTCGGCCTCAATCTCGCGCGGTTGCAGGAAGGCTTCAGCTTCGAAGCGCGGGAGGCGTACTGATGGACGCCGCCACTCTCGCCGCTCTCGGGCAGGAAATCGTCTACGTTCAGTGGTTCGCGTGGATGGACATCGTGGGCGATCCGGTGCGTGCGGTCTCCGGCGTGCAGGACATCGCCATCGGTGCATCCGAGACGGGCGACGTAGACCTCGACGGGTACACCTTCGTCGCGATCCCGAGCGAGCTGGTCGATGTGGGCGACGTGGGCCATTCGGAAAAGGGTTCGGAGACGGTCACCGCGCGGCTTTCGGGCCTGCCGATAGAAGACGGCCTGCTTTCCATCGTCGAGGACAAGGCGAAGTGGCGCAAGCGCGAGGCGCGGCTGTGGTTCCGGCTGCTGGAGCCCGCGACCTATGGTGAAGGCGGGCAGCCGATCACGTTCACGCCGCTGCCGATCCACTCCTATTACAGCGGATACCTGGTCAATCTGGCGGTGGAGACCACTGCCGACGAGCAAATGATCGTTGCGAGCATCGAAAATTATCAGGCCGCGACCAGCGAGGGCTCCGGCCTGACGTACCAGCACCAAACCGAATTTGACGCTGGCGATCTTTCGCCGGTGCAAATGCGCGGCTCAACCAATGGCGCGAGCAAGGCAGGCGTACAGCCAGCCCCATCGAAAGGCTGGAAGTTCCGGGACAATCCCCGCAGCAGGGAGTTCGACCTGTGACGCGCGTGCCCGATTGGGAAAACCGCCTTGCCGAAACACTGGCCGAATGGAACGCGCGCGAGTTTCGCTGGGATCGCGACTGCGCAAGGCGGGCGGCTGCCTGCGCGATTGCGGTGACGGGTGAAGACCCGCTGGCAGATCTACGCTCGCAGTATCGGACGAAGCGCGAGGCGATGGCACTGCTGGCGGAAACCCCGATGGCGGATCGTCTCGACGCGCTGTTTCCTCGCATCCACCCCGCCTTTGCGCAGCGCGGGGACATCGCGCTTGTCGAAGACAGCTGCCTTGGCATCGTGCTGGGCGGCGAAGCCTCTTTCTATTCTGCCGAGGGCGGCGTGCGGATGATCCGGCGTTCCGAATGGCAAGCCGTGTGGGGTGTCGGCCATGGGTAAGGTTCTCAAGGCCGTCGGTCGCATTGTCGTCCCGCTGGCATTTACCGCCATCGGTTTTGCCGTGGGCGGCCCATTGGGGGCGTCGATAGGTGGGTTGATCGGCTCAACGCTATCCAGCACCTTGCTGAGTAGTACCAAAAGGCCCCCGCAATCCGAAACTCAGCTTGGCCGGTTGCAGGCGCGTTTCGATCCACAGGCGGCGCGCAAGATCGTGCTCGGCACGCGCACCGCCATGCCTGCCGACGTTCTCTACTATGAGCCAAGCGGCACCGATGACGAGTATATTGACTACATTATCCCCGTCGCCGCTCACAAGGTCGGCTCGGTCGATGAAATATGGTTCGACGATATCAAGGCGTGGGCTGTCTCTGGCGGCGTTCAGGGCATCTACGTCGGCTATCTGACGAACGTCGACGTACGGCTTGAAGGCACTGCGGCCAATACGATTGCGATCAACGGCGGGACGCGCTGGGGCACAAGCTGCCGCCTGACCGGGTGCGCCTATCTGCGGCTGCGCATCAAGCGCACCGGGAACTCCGAAGGCGTGCAATCGCCGCTGGCGAGCGGCCTGCCGGGGCGCGTGACGATTATCGGCAAGGGTATGCCGGAATACGATCCGCGCTACGACAGCACGCGGGGCGGTTCGGGCACCCAGCGTGCGGACGATCAGTCCACCTGGGGGGCAAGCACCGGCAACCCCATCATCCAGTCGCTCAACGTCCTGCTGGGGTGGAGGATCAACGGCAAGCTTTCGGTGGGGGCTGGCTTGCCGCCCAAGTACATCGACTTCGACAGCGCCATCACGGCGGCGAATATCTGCGACGAGGATATCGCGCTTGCCGCAGGGGGCACACAGAAGCGGTATCGCACGGCAGGCGCATTCTCGACCGAAGATGCACCGATGGCGATTGTCGCCTCGCTGCTGAGCGGCTGTGCGGGCGACCTGCTCGACAGCGAAGGCAAGCTGTCGTTCCTGATCAAGACCAATACTCTGGCGACCCCTGCGGTCACATTCGGCGATGACGACATCCTGAGCGGCGGATCGTGGGACCCGATGGGCGGGGAAACCAACCTGCCGAACATCATCAGCGGCACGTTCACCGACCCCAGCGACAATTCGCTCTATCAGCCTGCGCCGTACCCTTCGGTATCGCTGGACAGCGAAGACGGGATCGAGCGCACGCTTCCGCTCGACATGCTGGTGGTGGAAGATGCAGCCCGTGCGCAGCGCCTGTGCAAGCAGACGCTCCAGCGCAAGCAGTACCCCGGCACCTTCAGCGCCGAATACAACATGAAGGGTCTGGCGGCTAAGGTCGGCACGATCGTGTGGCAGACCTACAGCCCGCGCGGGTGGGTGAACAAGCCGTTCCGCGTGGTCAGCCAGAAGCCGAGCCGCACGGGCCGGATTGCGCTGGTGCTGCGCGAAGAGAACGCGGCGATCTATGCGTGGGAGGCGGAAGATTCCGCGTCCGTGCAGGCGGCGACCCCGGTTGCGTTCGACCCGAGGAACACCGGCCCGATCCTGCTGGCAAGGCTGGCGGGCAAGACGGCGGACTGGCCCAACGTCACCGACACCGAAGGCACAAAGCCGCAGGACAACGCGACCGTGGGTGCCCCGACCGGCACCTATGTCGACGGGATACTGGCGCAAGACCTCACCACCGCGACCACCGGCAATACGCTGGCGCTCGCGAACATCGCTTCGGATGGTCAGTTGACCCCCGACGAGAAAAAGACGCTGGTTGCCCGCAACAGCGAGATGGACGCGCTGTACACGGTGCTGGTCGCTCGCGCGGCGCAATTCTCCGGCGTAACGGCTGTCAGTACCGCGCTTGCCGCCTGCACCACCGCCAAGGGCGCGTGGGAGACCTACCGCAATGCGCTGAGCCCGGCATGGAACGCCTACGGCACCACGACGGCGGTGACCCGCGCGACCTTCAACACGAAGCTGATCGGTTATCAGCAGGCGCTCAACGACCTGTTCGACAGCATGGTCGGCCAGGCGGGCCGCGAAGCGGAGTGGGACAGCGTAAAGGACGTGACCGGCACGAGGCCGCAGAACAACGCGACCTCGGGCGACAATTCCATTTCGAACCCCAGCTTCAAGACGAATACTGCGGGCTGGGTATTTTCGGGTGCGGGTACGCGGATTGTCGACGGGGGGGTCGCATATGCCGCCATAGCCGTCGGATCGCTGACGGCGGAAACCATATCGCCGGTGCAGCGAATTCCCGCGGTGCCGGGCGCTACTTTCATCACGCTGCGCGCGAAGAAGAGTACGGCCAACAACCACACGACGTTTAATTATATTTCGATCACGGTGCGCTGCCGCAGGGCCGATGGCGCGGCCATCACGACGTTCAGCAACGTGCGCCCCGTAGGGTACGAGGCCACCAACAACCATCTGACGACGAGCCCCGACCTTTATCAGTTTTCCCTGACCTTCCCGGCGGGGACCGTCGAAATCGAGCTGACCATCGCGGGCGTGAATACGGGTGGTACTGTCGGTGGCATCCACATCACCGATATCCGCATGGCGCGCAGCCAGATCGGTGCCGATCAGACCTCCGAAAACGACAAGGTCAAGAACACCGAATACGGGGCGACAAGCGGCGATAACGACATCCGCAACCCGGCGGTGGCGACCGACACCGCGTACTGGCGGCTGACGGCAGACGGGCAAACCCCGGTCTACCCGCCTACGGTGGTTGTCGGCGGCCAGAAGTACATGGACGCAGGGACGGGGACGAAGGTCCTGAACCCGAACTGCTCCGAGGCGAATCCCTATCCGGTCCAGCTGAGCGCGATCGTAGGCCCCACCCTGCGAGTAAGCGCGCTGGCGAGACGATCATCGGGTAGCGACCGAACCGACAGCCGGTTGAGGCTATTCGTGCGGTTCGAGCTGTCGAATGGCTCGTTCACCGATCTGCCGAACCTCAGCCCAGACGGCATTGTCACCGGCAATTTCGTGACGGATACGCCTACGCGGTTCGAATGGACCGTTCCCGTTCCTGCGGGGGCAAAGCGGTATTCGCTGTATCTCGGCGCTTATGCCCTTGGCGGCACGCAGGGCACGGTCCTTGTCACCAATGTCCGGTCATCGACCACGCAGCTGGGTGCGACGGACGGTGCCACCAGCGGCGTCTCGGGCAACCTGAAAGACAGCACCGGGACGAAGCTGAAAGACGTCGATGTCAGGAACATCGACCTGCGGCTTTCGGGCTCGTCGGGGCAGCTTTACCTCCTGCGGTCGGACACCAGCAATGTCGACATGCTGGATCTGTCCGATGCTGGGATCGCGGACTTCGCCTACCTGCCTTCCATCGCGCTGACGGACTCGCGCATCACGGGCAAAAGCCTCGCCAATCTCGACGCCACGGCGAACACGAAGCTGGGCGGCATTGAAAGCGGCGCGACGGTAGGTGCGGCATGGGGCACGAACCTGACTGGCAGACCGACTGAATTGACCGATGGCCGGATCAGCGCAGGGCTTGCCGCCAACGGTGACATTGCCCGCAATCTGCCGACCACGATCAAGGCCAATATCACTGCCGACGAGATCAGCGACGGCACCACCTACAAGCGGTTTCAGGCGACCGAGCGCACGAAGCTTTCGGGCGTCGAAACCGGGGCGACCGTAGGCGGCAAGATCGGCACCAATATCAGGAAGTCGAACGACGCGGTTGCCACGGAAGCCGAGATATTGACCTCGCTGGGGACCGCAGCCGATGTCAGCAATGTCGCAGGTGTCGCCGCTGCGACGGTAAAGGACAACGCGGCCCGCGCGGCCCTTGGCCTCAATTCCAGCGGCGATGTTGCACGGCCCCTGCCAACGACCATCAAGACGGCGATCACCGCCGACGATATCAGCGATGGGACGACGTATAAGAGGTACCAGGCAACCGAGCGGACGAAGCTTTCGGGCATACAGTCGGGCGCGCAGGTCAACCCGGCGAACCTCGCTGCGCTGGACAGCACGGCGAACACGAAGCTTTCGGGCATCCAGACCGGGGCCGATGTCACCGCGAGCAACCAGCATCTGATCGATGATGTGCTCGATCTGGAAGTCGAGGCGGACTACACTGGGGCCGTCATTGGGGGGCTTCCAGCGGTTATCTCCTTCCGAAGGCTGTTGGGCACCACCGATGTAAGCGAAAATACTGTCTATGCTTTATTGTCGCACCCCGGCTGTGCAGCGACGATCAACAACACGGCGGGGAGCGCGCAGCGTGGCGACGTTACGGTGACCGATGTTACCGCCCGGCAAGGTTCTCTCACAGTCTCTGCACAATACGGCGGCGTCACTCGCTACAAGCAAATTGCGGTGCGCCGTAACGACGCGCCTCCACCCGCCAGTGGCAGCGCAGGAGACCCGGCAAGCACGAACATGCTGACCAATCCGGGCTATGAAACGACCCATCAGGTGATGACCGAAGTGCTGGCGGTGACTGTGGGGCCAAGCGGTGAAGTCGCGCTGACCGCCCCGATTACCTACACCGCGAACAACGGCACGGTATCGAACACCACCGCGATGGCCGCGAAGTGGCAGTACAGCGCCACGGGCTATTCGGGATGGACCGACGTTGCCGCAGAAATCACCGGCAGCAATGCTCTCCGCTATTACAGCACGGTCGAACCCAAGGGGGCGGTCAATTCTCCCGGCAGCGTCAGCGTGGCGCAGACGAAGACGGGCCTGACCGACGGTGCCACTGCAACGTTCCGGCTCGTGGGTCGCATGGTTTCCGGGGGGCAAGGCTTCGCCTCGGTCACCGGCACGGCAACGGCAGCACCGCAATGACAAGGGACGCCATGAAGCACTGGATCGTCACGCACGCCGACGGCGATCAGACCCGGCATTACACGGCCGGCGACGATCCGGCGGCGGAGGGTATCGACCTCGGCGTGGCGTGCGAAGAGGCCCCCGAGCCCGAGCACGAATTGCAGCGGTTCGACCGGCGCACGAAGCGCTGGAAGGACTGCCCGAAGAAGAAGGCAGACGCCGAGCGCCTTTCGCGCAGCCGCATCTCACACGCCGAGCTGGTCGAGCTGGTGCTGCAACTGAAAGCGCGGCTCGACGCGCTGGAATCGGGCGGCAAATGATGGACCTCGGCAACGAAGCGCAATCGCGGATGGCCGCCGAACAGATAGCGGAGGCGGCGATCGTCCGGTTTACCCAGCAGCACCCTGAATACCGCAAGGCGGAGATCCCCGCGCCGCTCAAATGGGCCGCAGGGATCATTGCTGCACTCGCCAGCGCGGGGGTCGCTGCGATGGCGGTGTGGCTCGTTTCGAGTGTGAGCAACATGCAGGTGACGCTCGCCCGGATCGACGAGCGCAGCGTCAACCAGGACACGCGCTACGACGCCCTCGACGGGCGGGTGCGCGATCTCGAATCCTATCACAACGAACGCGGGAGCAATCGCGAATGAGCATCGATGCAAGAAAGCTGCAGGCCGCGCTCGGCGTAAAAGTCGATGGCGATATCGGACGCGGCACCTTCACCGCGTTGTTCCAGAAGCTGGGCGCGACGGCCGACCGGGCGCAGGAGCTGGCGCTGGCGGCAAACGTCCATTTCCCGGCCTACGGGATCATGGACAGCGCCAAGCGCCTCGCGCACTTCATGGCGCAGCTCTGCCACGAAAGCGGTTCGTTCCGCTACATGGAGGAACTGGCCAGCGGCGCCGCCTACGAAGGCCGGGCCGATCTCGGCAATACCGAGCCGGGCGACGGCAAGCGCTTCAAGGGGCGCGGGCCGATCCAGCTGACCGGGCGCGCCAACTATCGCGCGTTCGGCCGGCGGATCGGGATCGATCTGGAGCGGCATCCCGAGATTGCCGCCATCCCTTCGATCGGCCTGCTCACCGCGCTGGAATACTGGAAGGACCGCGACCTGAACACGCTCGCCGATGCGGACGATATCCGCGGGATCACCCGCAAGATCAACGGCGGGCTCAACGGGTTCGATGACCGTAAAGCGCACCTCGCCAAGATCGAGGGGTGGCTGCGATGACCCACATGCGCCAATCGATCCGCACCTGGGCGCTGGTGGCGGTGGCAATCTCGAGCGCGTTCATCATCGGCATTGCCATCTGGCTGATCGCGATCCTTTCGGCACAGGACTGGTGCACCCGAGCGCTGGGCGCGGCCAAGTACGCCAATGGTCGCCCGGAAAGCGCGATCAACGCCTGTTTCAACCTGATGGGCGCGCAGGTCGATACGCTGGGCTGGGCGTTGCTGATCGCCATCAGCGTGCAGGCACTGTCGCTGCTTACGCTGGTGGTCATCGTGCTGGCCGGCGGCAAGCTGAGCTTCAAGGCGAGTCGCGACGGTCTGGAAGGCGACATCGGGCGCGACGCCCCTCAGCGCGTGGCGGATGCCGCGCAGGACGAAGCCGACGATATCAGGGAGAGCGTGTGATGAAACTGCCCGGGCAACTGCAGGCCGAATACGCGATCAAGGGCATCTGGGGTGCGCTGATCGCTGCCGCTTTCCTGATCGTGGTCGCCTTCGCCACGGTGCAGACCGTGCGGCTCGAAGGCTTCAAGTTTTGGCCGCTCTCGATCGAGGGCGCGCGGCCCAAGGCCGAACGGCTCGAACGCGATCTGGCCAACGTGCGCGCTGCTCAGCGTCTCGCCGAGCAGGCCGCGGCACAGCAGCGCATCTTCTGGAAAAACCACTATCGCAACCGCGCACGGGAGACCGACCTTGCCAATGCCACTGAAACGCAGCCTCGCGCTGCTGACGATGCCGATCGCTATATTGCTGCCAACCGCGTGCAATCATGCCCCGCTGGTGGTGCATCCGGCGCAGCCGCTGCCCCCGCCGCCGGTGAACGTGCCGGGGGTGGTGACCGACCCGGTGACATGCCCGTCGTGGATGACCGACGAACGGTGCCGGGGAACGGCGAAGAGCAGCTATTTCCAGACCTCGTAGCGGTCAGCCCGGAAGATATCCGCGCCTGCACCCGCAACACCGCCCGCCTGCTCGACGCGCAGGCATGGGGCGTGACGCTGGAGCGGGAAAGCACGGCGGGCAAGACGCGGCCCGATTAGAACAGCAGGCCCTTCAATGCGCCCCATGCGGCGGCGATAAAGCTTACCGCGAACAGCGCCGCCAGCAGGCAGAACTCGATCCAGATGCCATGCTTTTCCCGCAGGCGCATCTACAGATGCCCGGCCGCATCGCCATCGCGGATCCGCGCTTCGTCCGCTGAGGCGATTCGGTAGCCCACGATGTCCATCCCGTCGCGGGTCGCATCGGTCCACGTCCAGCCATCCTTCGCCCACGCCGAGAATTCGCCAGCTTTCTGGCGGCCCTGCGTTCGACTGCCGCGGCGGAAGTTGACGGCGACCAGCGTATCGGGCGGCACGGGGCAGCCGCTTCCATCGTGGCGGGTCCATCCTGCGGGAATCGGAGTGGGAATGCGGCGGCTCAT